GGTTCCGCGCGGCCCTGATCAGCGAAAACGAGGAACGCGAGCAGGCCAAGGGCGAGCTGGAAACCCGTTCCAGCCGCGAGTGGTCCGAAATGATGGCCGGGTTCGAGATGCGGCAGGTGGCCCTCTATCTGGACGAGGGGCGCGCGATCGAGGGCCAGACGGGCGAGATCGTGCAAGAGCTGCGTTCGGCTGGCGGGTTCCGTGGCATCCCGGTTCCTTGGCAGGCGCTGGAGCAACGCGCGGGCGAGACGGTGGCCGGTGGCACCCCTGACCCGATCAGCACCCGCCCGATCATCGACCGGCTTTTCCCCGATAGCATGGCCAGCGCCATGGGGGCGCAGATGATCCAGATCGACCAGGGCGCAGCGGAATGGCCGGTTGTGACCAGTTCCGTCACGGCAGGATGGCAGGCGACCGAGACCGGCAATGTCGCGGGGCCGACCGTCTACGCCACGACCGACCGGGCCATGACCCCGGCCAATACTCTGGGCATCCAGATGAAGATCACCCGGCGCAGCCTGAAACAGTCGGGTTCGGCGCTGGAGCAAGCGGTGCGGCGCGACATGGCAGGCGCTATCGGGCAGGCGGTGGATGCGGCGTCGTTCTCTGGCACCGGGGCCGATGGCCAGCCTTTGGGCGTGATCACCGGGGCCAGCACCTACGGCATCACCGAAACGGCGATTGACGCCACGGCGGGCGTGGCCGCGTTCCGTGAGGCTGTCGCGGCGTTCATGGTGAGCAACGCGGCATCCGGTGGCGGCGCGGTGCGCGGCATGATCCGGCCCGAGCTTTGGAGCTTCCTTGACAGCATCATGTTTGACGGCGGGTCCGGTCTGACCGAATGGGACAAGCTGGCGGCGCTTCTGGGGCAGATCAACACCACGTCCAACGGGCTGGCCGCACCGTCTGGCACCCCCGAGGCCACCACGGCGCTGTTGACCACATCGAGCGGCGGCGTGGCCCCGTTCTTTGTCGGCGCATGGGGCGCGGTGGACGTGATCCGCGATCCGTTCACCGATGCAGCATCGGGCGGGCTGCGGCTGACCGCTTTGGCCACTCTGGACATTACCGTCGCGCGTCCAGTGCAGCTGCGGGTTCTGACCGGTCTGGAGCTGGCATAATGCTCTGGGGCGTAGCATCCGGCGCGCTGGAGCTGCGCCAAGAGGCTGGAGGCGTCCGGTTATCCGGGCGCTTCCCCTACGGCACCGAAACCGAGCTTGTGCCGGGGCGGTTCGAGCTGTTCGAGGCGCGGGCGTTCTCTGGCCGGATCGAGGCGGGCGAGGACGTTCACCTGTTATCGGGCCACGACTTCAACCGGCCCCTTGCCAGTCGGCAGGCGGGTTCTCTGGAGATCAGGGAAACCGATCAGGCGCTGGAGTTCGAGGCGCGCATCGAGGGCGGCACCAGCTGGGCCACCGACTTTCTGGCAGCACACAAGGCGGGGCTGATCCGGGGCTTGTCACCGGGTTTCAGGGTAGCCCCCGGCGGCGAGCAGATCGAGCGGCGCGGTAATGGGCTGTTGCGTCGGATCACCCGCGCGGAGCTGTTCGAGCTGTCCACCGTAACCCGGCCCGCGTTCGAGCAGGCGCAAGTCGAGGCGCGGAGCTGGCAGGCTGATCCGCACCGACAAGCTGTCGGAGCGCACCCCTTTAAACGCTGGAGGCTTTGACATGGGTTTACTGGACATTTTCCGGCGGCGTGATGGACAAGTTGACCAACACGAAACCCGAGCATCGGGCACCGGTTACACGGCGGCGATCATGGCGGCACGGGCCAGCTACATCAGCGGCGGCAGCGACGTGGCCGAGCTGACCAGCGCGGCGCAGACCTGCATCAGCCTCTGGGAGGGCGTGTTCTCTGGCGCTGACGTGGCGGGCACCGATCTACTGGACCGCAACACCATGGCGCTGGTGGCGCGGTCTCTGGCCCTGCGTGGCGAGTTCCTGGGCATCATTGGCGAGCACATCATCCCGGCAAGTGACTGGGACGTGTCCACCCGAGGCGGCAGGCCGGTTGCATACCGGGCCAGCATCCCCGAGGCGGGCGGCGGGCGCACCGTCACGGCGCTGGCTGGCGAGGTTATCCATATCCGTATCGGCAGCGACCCGGTGGCCCCATGGACGGGCACGGCACCCCTGCGGCGCGCGGCGCTGTCGGCCAACCTGTTGCACGAGATCGAGGAGGCGTTGCGGGATACGTTCCGAGACGCGCCAATAGGTTCTCAGGTTCTGCCCCTGCCAGACAGTTCCCCCGAGGATATGGAAGCCATGCGCGGCGCGATCCGGGGCAGGCAAGGCCAGACGTTGATCATCGAAGGCGTGGCGCAGGCGACGGCGGCGGGCATGAATCCCCAGCTGGGCCAGCGGCGTGATGATCTGACACCCGATCTGCAAAAGGCCGAGGCGGCGGCGATCATGGCAGCGGCGCGCGGCGCGGTGGCCGAGGTGTTCGGCGTCCCTGCGGCGTTCTTCAACCCGGCATCAACCGGGCCAGTGTTTCGTGAGGTGCAACGGCACTTGGTGCAATACACCCTGTCCCCCCTTGCGAAGGTAATCAGCGACGAGGCCACGGCCAAGCTGGGCGGCACTGTCCAGATCGACGTGGAAACCCCGGTGCAGGCGTATGACACGGGCGGCAGGGCGCGCGCCATGCAGGGCATCATCAAGGCGCTGGCCGAGGCACAAGAGGCTGGCATCGACCCCGAAAAGGCCATGCGGCTGGTGGGCTGGGAGACAGAATGAAGGAGGCGCAATGTGCCGTTCGATATGTCATATCCGGCCCCCGCGATGACCCGTCGCGAGCGCGACGCGGCGCGGCGTAAGCTGTCAAAGGATCGAGCGGAAACCATCGTCGGGCATCTATGCGCGCTGACCCGCGTTGCCCTGGAGGAAGGGCGCGTCCTGACCCCGCTGGCTTATGAGGGGCTGTTCCGGCGCGTGATCCGGTCAGAGCTATGTTTGCAGGGCTGGAGCTGGAGCGCGGCAGACGACACGGCGCGCGACGTGGTGGCGGTTGTGTTCGCGATCATGCAAGTGAAGCGGCCAAACTGGTATGAGGGGCAGCCGGAATGGACGATAGAGCGCGGTTCCCTGATCGAGCGCACACGCTGCGCAAACTGTGGCCACCCATTGCCCGAGGATAGGCCGAAATTCTGTTCCGACGGTTGCCGCAAAGTTCACGGGCTGCGTCTGTTCCGGCTTCGAGAGGCCAGCGAAGAACAAATGGCCAGCCTTGCCAGCCGGTCGCCGCTATGATGCGCGAGTGTGAGCACTGCGGCGGGCCGATCCCCGATCACCGAAACGCGGATGCGATGTATTGCTGTGTGAAATGCAAAAGCGCGGCCTATTCGGCGGCGATCATGGCGGCGCGGCTGGAGGCCAAGGCGGGGCGGTGGTGCGAGTGGTGCGGCGATACGATCCCCGCGACCAAGAATGCCGGGGCGCGGTTCTGCAATCCCAAATGCCAGCGGGAGGCGCGATACCGGGCCGATATCGAGGCGCGACCCGTCCAGACCTGCGCCGCCTGCGGGACCGGGTTCCGTCCGGTGCGCGACGATGGGCGGCAGAAGTATTGCTCGCACCAGTGCGGGCAGGCCGCCTATCGCACCGGCTACCCGATCAACTGCCACCAGTGCGGAGACGAAATTCAGAACCCCCGGCGCGACCAGAAGTTCTGTGGCAACCGTTGCCAGCAACGATGGCACCGGCGCAGGCGGCAGGCCAAGAGCTGACCCTGCGCGCGCGGGCGCGATCAACCTTGAAGGCTCCAAGGTTGCCCCGGCAACGAGCTGACCCTGCGCGCGCGGGCGCGATTGGGCAACGTTGTGGCCTTCAACCTTGCACTGTTCACTGTAAATTCTGCAAGTGAAGGGGGGCGCAGAAACCGGGTTCGTTCTGGACCCGGTTTTGCTGACCCCATGCGCGCGCGGCCTAAATCTTCTTTGTCTGGTTGAGCCAGCGCGACATGCGTTCATCGAGTTCGCGGAGTATCTTTTCAGCCTCTGACGGATCATCCCGATTGATCAGGTGATCCATCGCTATGTGAAGGCCGCGGTGCATGTCTTTGATATCGTGTATCGCGTCAGAGTTCGCTTTTTTCACCAATTTTCAGATCCTCTCTGTGTGTCCCAAGTTGGGACAGACCGCACTAGAACGGTATGTCGCTTTCTGAAACAGGTGCGTTTTTTTTGCGCTCCCGCTCTATGAATTCTTGCGCCTGAGACTGAGCCGATTCTTCGATCACTGACGCAAGTTCGCGCCTGATCTGTGCCAAGTGATCCACAAGGTCGCGCCGCTCCTCATCACTTGACGCGTGAACGGTTTTTTCCATCAAGCGATCAAGTTTCTTCTGGATTTCGGCAACCGATGAAGGGGCAGGATACTCCTTTTCGAGCGCATAAATAATTTCGGCGCTGATCGACCGATTGTTCTCTATCGCCGTCCGCTTGATCCGATCTTTTAGGTCAACGGGAATACGCAACCCAAAAGGGGCGAGGTCACGCACAAGGCCTGTAGGTTCATCGGTCATGCTTCACTGTGTAGCAATTTTTTCCTTGCGTGCAAGTGCTACACTGTGTAACACCACAATATGACACTGTGTAGCATTGGAGATGATCATGACACGACAACTCAAACCCTATGGGCTGCGCATTCCCGATGATCTGAAAGCCCTGGTGAAGGACGCGGCGGCGCGCGAGGGCCGTTCCATGAATGCGCAGATCGTCCAGCACCTGCGCGAAATCTACCAGCCCACCCAAGAGGAGACAGCGGCATGAGCAAAGACAAGATGACCCGTGAAGAGATGCAGACTGAGGCTTTGATCATCGAAAGCCTGCTGGATGCTGCAATGGCCATGCATTCGGAAGTTGATCGAGAGGATTGCTTTCTCATGATCGAGAAAGCCCAAAATCGCGCAAATCGCCTCAACAGGGCATTGGATTCCATCAACGCACCGAGCGAATAACATGCCCAACACCC